CTGGAGTTGTATTTCTATACAACTTCAAATCATGACCCTTAGAACTTTTCCTTATAAGCATTAATCCATCCACTTTCTATGATTTAAAAGATGAAAGAATCTATGCTTTAATACTTCAGCTATTAATCCAATTAGTGAATCAGATTCATATTTACCAGCTGGTACTATATATGTAGCCTTGTATTTTCTCATGCTTCAGCCTCAACTTCTTCAGGCTCTAAAGCTTTTTTAAGCTCTGTAAAACCTTTTTGAAACTTTTCTACAAATACTTTTTCACACTCAACTAATTGCTGTCTCATGAAAGCATTTGTATTCAGCTTATTTTGTATGTCTCTTACATGGTCTTGGTTTAATGCAACCTGACCTGCAAGTTCTTTTTGTGAATCAGTCATATCATCGATAAAAAACTCTTCTCCATCGAGATTCAAGACTGGCTTTTCTTTTTCTTTTTTAGCCATTATTGACTCCTTTGTTAGTTAATTATTTTCTCTATCAGAACGATTTTTATAGTCACTTCTTGCTACTACCATCGCAATAATATCGTCTTCATTAGCTGGTATTGAATCAACTGAACTATCAGCATACAACTTTGGTAGCCATTCAGCAATCATTCGCTTTTTGCAATTAGCAATCTTGCCATCTATTGCATCATTTACCCAAGTCTCTACATCCATTAAATCATTTTTCAATACTGATTCTTCTGTAGTAGTTAATGTTCTTTTTTTAATATCCATTTTATATCCTTTGTATTATGTTATTTCGCATAGGTTGTTTCGCCTAACAAACGAGGTATCCACTAAAATATGATTGCTCTAAAAGGTCGTGACTTGCTCCACCAGCAGTACCACCAGCAAGTATTTGCACATACGCTGTATCACTTGCATCCATATCTGCTAGAATTGATAAGCCTAATGCCAAAAGAGTCACATCTTGATCAAAACTACGAGGATCAATCGTTGAAACGTAATTCACATTTGATGTAACTAATATTAATTGATAGTAGGTGTATGCTATTTCAGCATCTTTAATCTGTATTTGGACATTAAACTGGTATCTTCCAGTAACAGGAGCAGTAAATGTATTGGATGCAAAATTAGTACCTTGATCAAATCTTTCAGTTCCCATCACAACAGTGACTGCTGAATTTTCTGCAAAAGCATCTTGTGATGATGCTGGATGAACTAAAAATGCTGGCATTGTTGTAGACATATATTTATCAGCATAAACTGTAGCACCACTATCTTGTGCCATATAAACAGCAGTTACATCATTATTACCAAGAACTACTGCATTGTTAACACCGACAGAAACATCCAGACCTATTCCAATTCTATTTGTTGCAGTAGCATCACTTACATCTGCTGTTCTACCAATGATAACATTACCAACTCCTGTTGTGCAAGTATCTCCAGCAGCCTGTCCAATAAAAATATTTTTTTCTCCTGTGCCTTGTAAAAGGTATCCTGCTTCTTCTCCAATACAAATATTGTATGAACCTGGACCTGTTGTATCTGTTCCTGCTCCACCTGAAAGATGTCCTATAAAAGTATTAAGAGAAGCCGCAGTTATATTTTTTCCACTATTTTTTCCTATACAAGTATTACCAGCTCCAGTTGTTAAATCTTGAAGAACATTTCTACCTATTCCTATATTTGCATCTCCACTTACATTTCCTAATTCCATAGCACCGCTACCTATAGCGATTGTATCATCTGCATCAGTAGTAGCAGATAAAGCAAAATATCCTAATGCTACATTATGGTCGCCTGTTGTAAGGGCATCTGCTGAGTTTGTTCCTACCACAACATTAGCTACTGCACCATCTGCTACTAAACCTGCATTGTGTCCTATAAAGGTATTATTTATAGTTCCGCTTGTTATTGCATTACCTGCTTTATAACCCAGAGTGGTATTTGAACTTGTACTGTTTTGTCCACCAGTACCACCAGCATCATTATTACTTAGTGAGATTCTGGAGTTGTCATCAAGTTTAAATCGTGCTACTGAATTGGTATAAAAATCTATACTTTTTCCAGACTCTCGACCAAAAAAGAAAGTATTTTCATTGGCATCTAAACCTATTGTAAATCCATCACTTGAAGTTGCTCCTGTATCAGTATTAGTAATATGCAATCCATCTGTTTGTCCTCCATCTGCTCCATGCACATGAAGTTGCCTTGCTGGGGAAGCAGTTCCAATACCAACATTGCCTGTTTTATCAACATAAAAATTTGCAGCATAAGTCCCAGCATTATTATTGGCTATAAAGAATTTTCCACTATTATCAGCCCCATCCCTCATCATACCACAACCACCAATGCTATTATCAGAATTAGCACTATCATTAATTTCAAAAGCTATCATAGTACCAAAACCATCTGCCATATCGCCACCAGTTTTGCCTCTAACAACCAATGCATCTGATAAATGCCCTGTTGTTGCACTAGCTGTACTACGAGTAAATCTACCAGCCGCATTATCAGTATCGAATACGTTTAATCGCTTAGTAGAACTCGAGTCATTGATACTTATTTTTCCACCAGATGTAATTGTTAATCTATTTGTGTTATTTGTCCTAATACTAAGGTCATGGTTTGTTGCAGTTCCAATTAATCCACCACCTGAATAAGCATAGTTTAAAAGCTCTACATCACTACTAGCATCTCTAATCGCTACATTAGTAGTTCCTGTATGAGTAAATATTGCTACAGAATCAACATCAGGAGAATCTGCACCAGCACCAACGTGCAAAAGGTCTACTGGAGAGTCATTTCCAATACCGACCTTGTCTGACTTTATATAAACAGTATTTGAATTAGCTCCATCTGTTAATACAAGTGAATCTGCACTTGAATCGTTAAATATACTTGCTTTGTCTGTACCAGCTTCTTTAAATCTTATAAACCCATCTCTATCAGCCGCAGTATCAATATCAATATATGCAGAAGCATTTGCACCATCTGATTCTACAGTTAAGAAAGTATTGTTACTTGCATGATTCTGGTATATATGTAATGCACTTCCTTGATTTGTGGGAGAGCTAGTTCCAATACCGACCGAGCCACCAGTAATAGTCATAACTTCTGTTTGACTTGCATTTATCATTTGACTAAACCTAAATGCACCATCATAAGCTCCACCAGTTACATCTGGAGTGTATGCTTCAATAAATGCCATAAGCCTTGATGAACCAGTTGCATCATTACCATTAAACTGTATTTGACCAATTTTATCATTATTTGCTGGACTTGAACTACTTTTCTTAAAAGACAAAAATGGAGATCTACTACCAGCATGAGCATTTTCAATAGTTATCGTTGGATTGTAATCTTCAGCACTATAAATATGAAGATTTGTACTAGGAGTTGATGTACCAATACCGACCGAAGTTGCTCCACCGCTTGTAGAATGAAGAGTCAAAGCATCATTGCCTAAAGGTGCAAATATTAAATTTCTTGCCCCACTATCCAATACTGTAGAGCGTATTGTTGCATCATTTAATGCTATTCTTATGTAATCGTTTGTAGTAGACCAGTTATTAGTAACTGAAAAAGTAGTAGTGTTTTTTGCCCCATTTACAGTTACATCCATATTGGTGGTATCTACTGTTAGAACATCACCACCATCTGAGTCTTTTCTGACTAAGAGTGCTTCTGTGTCATTAACATCTATTATTGATGTACCTTGCAATACCTCATCTGAAGTTACAGTACTACTTCCAGTTACAGATATATCACCAGTTATAGTAAGGTCGCCATTAATTGTACCACCACCAGTTAGTGGGGCACTTCTAGTAAATCTCATTCATTACCTCCTAAAATAATCCAATAACTTTAAATGCAGTTTCAGAACCTGCGAAAACAAATGAATCACAAGCAAATGGAACTATTGCACCTGGGGCAAATATAGATGATACAGCAGCTCCAGGTATTACTATTGTTTCTCCACTTGCCAATGTTAATGTTAAATCTTGAGTACCAGCAGGAACTACAACTCCCATCATAGCTCTTGTTGTATTTGAAAATGATACAGCTGTTGTATCTGTAGCTGTTTTAATTTCTGCCGATGTAATTGGAGCACCTTGCTCTTTTACGCTCCAACTTTGAAGTCCTTTAGCCATCTTGTCTCCTTTTATGCCTTACCGAGCTTGGCAACTCTCATGGGCATATGTTTATTTTTTTATCTTACAGCGAAAGGTCCAGCAGGAAATGACATTGATATATTCCTTTTGTTGCTTTCATTGTCACCTAATTTACTATAAAATTCTTTCATGAAGTATTCTTTTGTTTGAAAATCTCTTGCTGATTCTGCTAACATTGCTTTAACGTAATCTACGATTGCTAAACAAAGCATATTATTAAGATTTGGATGAGATGTCTCACTAGGAGAAGAATCTTCAACTGGTAATTGAGTAATTGTAATTCTTTCACTTGCAGATTCAGTCGTAAAAGAACCACTTGCTAAAGTAAGAGTACTTGAATTAACAGTGCCACTAGATGTTAATGTATAATCTCCATCATTACTAGCAGAACCTCTTACTCTAATTTTGTCACCTTGAGCAAAAGAACTTCCAGTAGCTGCGAAACCACTTGCTGAATCACTTATAGCTGAACCTGAAAAAGAAATAGTAGTACCACTTGCATATCCAGTTATATCTTCTGTAGCTTCTTTTACAAATGGTTCATTAAGAGCTGTATATTCAATCCTTAATCCATCTTCTATATCTTCAGAAGGATATTTTAATTCATTATCTCTTGTACTTAATACACCAGTTTGAGTAATTCTTTCATTTGTAGAACCACCTAATAACTGATAAATGGATAATTGTCTACCTCTTAAATAATAAAACCATTCTTCATTTACATTATAACTCATGGAGATGTATCCTCTGCTAAGTAGCTAGGTTCTTGAATAATCCTTTTAATTTTTTTGTATTTTGCATCACTAGTATCTTTAATTGTAACCTTTATTAAAGAAATTAAATCTGCTGGTAATTCATAAATATGGTCTTCAGAGTTTACAGATTTTATTATATCTCTTTTAGTTACTTTAATTTTTTCTGCAGAACTAGATTGAATTAAATTAATAGCATCTTTTATCCAAGCTATAGTTAAAGTAGGATTCTTAGACCCAGTTCTTTCCATTATTTCTCGTACAGTCATTTAAGTAAAATTTGCTACTTCAACAGCAGCAGCATCTCCATCATCACTCATTGTCCATGTTTCATCTGAAGGCTTTGGAAGAAAAACAGCACTACCTGGGGCTAATTGTAATGTAATAGCAGAGCTACTTGTTATTATTACATTAGCAGTATTTACAGTTGTTCCAACATTATCAGCTTGAGAAGCGTCATAATCAAATCCAGTATGTTTAATCCATACACCATCTGAACTAGAACTAGCTATAGTTCCTCCTCCACTTGTTACGCAAGTCGGAACACCAGCGTTCCATTCAGTAGTATCATTACCAGCCCAAGTTAAATCACTTTGACCGCCACCAAGACTTTTTCTTACATTAGCTGAAAGTGTTTCAGTTTGCATTGGACCGCCATCTGCTGTACTAGCAGTAGATTCAATAGGAGTAACAGATACTTTATAATCTATTCTTGCCATATCTTATCCTTGTTGTTGTGCGGCTTGTTGCTGTGCCGCTATTGTTTGTTGAATCATTTTAGAATTATTTTGTATATAAGAAGTTACTTCTAATCTAGCCCATTCATAATATTTTTTTGCTTCAGAAGAATAAAAAGCAGCATTTGTACTTCCAACAGTTATTTTTTGTATTTCCTTATTTACTTCAGCTTGATACGATTGTAATTCAGAACTATAGTTTTGAAGTTTTTGAGCATCATCTTGAGAAGATAGTTGAGCGTTTTGAATACTAATTTGTAATTGAGCTTGATATTCTGCATTTTCTTTATTAAAAGAAGCTTGTTCATTTTGAATTGCTGTTTGATAATTTTGAATTTTATCTGATTCAGTTTTAGACCAAGCTTGAAAAACTGTACTTAATTCTTGTTGGTATCTTTGAAAATTTTGAGTATGTTGTTGAATTTCTCTAGTAACAGTTGCTTGGTATTCACTTACTTCAGCAGAATATTTTTGTAAAATAGCCGCATACTCTTGATTTTCTTTTTGAAGTTTTAATTGAGCTTCTTGTTGAGCTTCTGTAGAATTTATTTGAGCTTGTTGTTGATTTTTTTGAGCATCTACTCTTGCTTGTTCTACAGCTTCTTGTAATTTTACTTGATAAGCTGCGTTTTCTTCATTGAATTTATTTAATCTATTTTGCATTGCTGATTGATAAGCATTTATATAACCAGTTATTTTTTGCATTTGAGCATTTGCTAATTCAAAGTCTTCTTGGTTTTGTATCATATCTCCAAGAGCTTGAAACCATTTATTTACATTAATATTTTCGTCATCAAAATCATAATCAAGGGCACTCCAAGCTGTATTATCCCAAGCTGTTATATCAGTAGATGTAGAATTAGCAACACTATCTCCAGTTGGTATATTTGGTGGTGTATAAGTAGGAGGAGTTCCTATGTTTGAAACTGAAGTAGAAGTTACACTCACAGTAGAAACATCTGGAACTGTAAAACTTGGAGAACTCGGAGGAACTGGAATTGATATAGACAAAGATAAAGACCCAGGGTCGCTATCTCCAAAATCTGATAAAGTCCAATAATCATTAAAAGCTACAAGTGCTGGCTCAACTGGTTTTACAAATTGAGGAGCAGTTTGTGAAAAGCTTACAGAATTATCAGACAATAAAGGAGCTACTGGAACTGAAATAGAAGAAAAATCTACTATTTTACTACTAGCTAATTTTGAAAATTCATGTGATGCTGCATAAAATATAACTGCATTTCTTAAATCACAACTATCATCTATTTTAGAATAATCTACATAAAATACATACCCAGCATTACTTCCATCTGTTACTGGTGCAAAATGAACACTTCCTTGTTTGTGATACCAAACTGGACTTTTTGCTGTTGCAAATTGTAAACTTGAAGAATCCAATGCCCATATTGATTCAGACAATGGTATTTCTGTACAGCTATATCCATTTCTTTGAACATCTATAATAGAGTCATTTATTGAAAATGAAATTGCGCTCCCATCTGTAGATGCAGATGAAGCTGTTTGAGCAAAATTTAATAAATTTTTTGGAATACTTGAAACCACGAATCTTTGACCATCCTCAATAGAATGAGAACTTACAGAACTGATTCCAGTTATATCTTTTATACTTTGTGTTATTTCTGTTACTGCCATTTACTTTCCTTAATCGAACAAGGCATCTTCCACCAAAAGGAGAATCTTCTAAATGAAAGACGCCCGTTCAATTTTCAATTAAGCTACTGTAAAACCAGCACTCGCATGAGCAGTATGCCCAGAAGCATACCAATAAGTACCATCACAAACTAAGGTAAGGTTATCACCTATATCTGCACTTGTTCCTACAGTAATTGTAGTTCCATCCAAAGAATCAGTATCATTGTCTGCTACTACATTACCTTTTACTAAGGCAGTTCCTTCACTTGTTGTTATTGTACTCGCTGCTGTCGAATTAGTTACTATGAACTTAAACTTTAAACCAGCCTTAACAGCAGGTAAAGTAATTGTTCTAGCAACTGTGCTTTCTAAGAAATAAGTCTTACCACTATCTTTCGCTCCTAAAGTATGCGAAGAAGCAGCAGAATTATCCATAGTAAACATATACGAGTCTGATTGATAACTAGCTTTTGCTTTGTTGTTAGTTCCACTACCATCAGCCATGACTTACTCCTTAACCACTAAATGGTGTTGCGCCAGTAGCGTTAGTTCCAAATACATTACCCCAAACTATCCAACCAGTATTATATAAAGCTCTAAGATTAACTTCAGAACCTAATAAACCACCAGTTGTAGTAGCGTTCATAGTAATAATATTATTTGAACTACCATTAGCTGCAAATCCATCATCAGCGTCTACTGAATGAACAGCAAGAGTACCTTGATAGTAATCACCAACTTGGTCTGTTGCTGTGATAGTTACATCACCACCTGCATCATTAGCCATAATGAACTTATATTCAAGTCCATCTAAGGCTGCTGTGATAGTAGGAAGAACAATAGCACAAGCATCTGAATCAGCGATATGAATAACACCACCATCTGTACCATCAAGAGTGACGCCAGCTGAGATTTTTAGATAACCACGACTAAGAGCTACGCTGCTTAGAGCATCACCATCTTTGTTTTGTCCATATAAAGGTATACTCATTTTCTACCTCCTTATGACCAGTAAGCGTGAGCTTCTGGCATTTGCCATTCCATTCCCGCTTCTGTTTGGATTAAGTCAACTCTACGGTCAACACCACTATTTTCTAAGGTTTGAACTCCAACGTAGATTGCAGTATCACGATTTAAGCCATTACCAACAAGAGGTCTGTATGCACAGTACTTCATATTGACAGCTATCATTTTAATAGCATGACCATCTAAGTGAACATTACGAGCTACATTCATATCACCATAAGGTGTAGAAATTGTAGTAATCTCGACTCCAAATACCTTCTTTTTACCAGTTAATGACATATCAGCTCTGAAGTTTGATGATACTTCAAGATTGTTGCTGAAATAACCACTTAGTTTATGTAACCAGTTATAAGTAGCAGTATCGCAAAAGAACAACGTAGCGTTTGCATTATTATAACGTGGGTCTAAGAAGCTAGACATATCATCTAGGAAATCATCTTGAGTTTTACTCGCATGAGTTAAACTGAAAACATTACCATAACTAGATATGTAATCAACAGCACCTTGTGTATACCATTCATCACCAGAATCATATTGAGCACCAAACAAACAACTTTGTTCAATATCCCATTTATGTTCAATTAACTTTTCACGCCAGACTCTAGCCCACTCATTTGGTTCATACTTAAGAACAGTAGCACGAGTTGTGTTATCCATTGCCATAGCTGTTTTCCAAATTTGAGTACGACCATATCCAGTTGAGAAAGGTTGGTCTTTCCAAGTTTCTGGGTAACCAGTTCCTTGAGCGTGTGCACTACCTACAACATAACATCTCTTAGGTTCTAGGTATTCTGAAATTGATTTTCCAGATATATCTAAACCATCAAGAGCATTGTTATAAGCTGAATAAGAAGAAAGTTCCATAACACTTGTACCACTTCCTTTTCTTACAACTTTACATTTTAGGTTTGCGCAATTAGATACAGTAGATGTATCAACATCTAATATCTTAACAATTAAGTAATCACTAGCCGCTGAAGCAACACTAGCAGAACTATCATCCCAAGAACCAGCTGTAACGCCAGTCATATAAGGTATTCTTACCATTTGGTCTGCTAAGAAAAACCCAGGTTGGGTATTAGCGTCTGCTACTGAAATTTCAGTACCCGATTGACCATAAACATTACCGACATTACCAGTATTTTTATAATCAGTTGCCATTGTGAAATAATAAACATCACCTGCGTCTACATTACCATGAGTTACAGAAGCATCTCCACCAGCAGAACTAGTAGGTGCAGTTGTACCATGATTTACCACATAAGCATATCTCTTATGAAAAGAGGGTCTGCGTTCTGTGAATTTGAACTCGGGGTCATCAGTTGGTTTCTTTGATAGTTTTGACATTAATCTGAAGAAAGGGTCTTGAGCTATCATTAACTCAGAAACTCTATCGCCAAAATTATACTTTCTACGAAGAACACCAGTATTTAGGTCTTGTCCGTATAAAGGTTGTCCAGTAGAACCACCAGAAGAAACGTCAGCTGTTGACTCGAGCGAAAATAAGTCAGCCATTTTTGCCTTCTCCTATTTTAAGTTAAGGCATCTGGCTATTAATTTAACCAAATGCCGATTCTAAGTCCTTGTCAATACCTAAAATAGAATTAAACAATTGGTCGTCTTGTGAAGTTTCGACTTGCTGACTACCACTAGTTGCAAGTGATTGAGGACGCTCATTAACATTTTTCATTTGTTGAGCAACTTGATTACTTGCATCTTTTGCGATATTTGTTTCCCTAGATTCCCTATTCTTTAAATAATAAATATCATCAAGAGTAAGGTTTTTAGTTTTAGCAAATGTCTTAAAATCATCCCATTCACCTTCGTTCATATTGTACTTTTGGCGAAATTCAGATTCTTGAGACAATTTCCTATTTTCAGCTTTCTGTTTACTTAATGTGCTATTTAACCTTTTTTGGACTACTCCATCAATGGTTGCTTGCAACACTTTAGCAGAATCAGAACTCTGGTCAGAAACAGCTTCGTCAGGGTCAAATACGAAATCTTCATCTAATTTTAATTGTTCTTTCATATTTTTAGGTGCTTGACCACCGCCCTCAAAATAGTTCCTCACATGAGTAACTAAATTAGGGTCGTCTTTCATTGCATTAATGATAGGTAAGAAAGGTTCAAGTTCATTCAGTTTACCACTAAGTCGTTTACCTTCTTTACTTGAATCTGCATACCTTTGTTTCAAAGTCTCAACATCATTGTCTTGACTTTGTGTTTGACCTTCGCCCTTGACGTTCTGAGGCTTGTTATCGCCCGACGCAGATGATACAGAAGTGTCAGCTTCTTCGAGTATTCCAGAATTTACGCTTCTATCTAAATCAGCAAAAAAGTCATCAGATACAGCTTCTTCTGTCACATTATCTTCGAGGGCACCGATGTCCACTTGGTTCAAAGGTGCGTTGTCTACTTGTTGTTCCATACTCATTTTTCTCCTTTTGTGTTATTTAATATAATATTGCTGGAATGAAAAATGAAACTATTTTTCTTTAACATTTGGCATGTTGCCTTCTTCCGTATCTTTTACATCTTTAGCAACTTGTCTCATATCCATTTCTAATTGTTTTCTAGCGGCATTAAACTCGCCTTTCATAATATGTCTAAGTAATTTTTGCTGTGCTTGAGTATCTAATACACTTTTTTGACTTTCAAGACTTCCAGTTTGGATTTTATTCTTAATACCAGCTTGTACTAATTGACGTTCTAATGTTTCAATTGTTCCATCTTTATCTTTCATTCCTTCTTCCATAGATTGTAATTGACTTTGTAATTGAGAATATAATGATTTTCTTTGTAGTAATTGTTTTTTATTTCGTATATCTGTTTCAGCAACCATAGCAACATCATCAATAAGACCAGATTGAAACCATCTAAAATATTCTTCAAGTAAAGCCCATCTATTTACTGGCATTGTAGCTCCTGCTACTATTCTTACATCAAATTTAGCACTTGCGTAATCCATTGATTTACCAACAGCTTGTCCATAATCATTATAAATTGGTATATTAATTCTTACTTCTTTTTCTTGCTCATCTGGAGATTGACCAGCTTCTGGTTGAACTATTCTAAATATTTTATCAATTTGATATGTAGCTTGAGCTACTTCTTTAAATACTCTTCCAATATGTTCAAGAGCTGGTTCTACAGTATTCCCCATCCAAGCTTTAATTCTTCTTGTTCCATATTCATCATTAGCTAATAAACCTCTATATGTTTCTGGTTGCGCTCTAGCAATTCCCATCATTGATGAATGTATTCCAGCTATATATTCTATATCTTGTTTTCCTTCTTGCGTTACAGAATAAAAAGCATTATTAATACTAGCAGGCAAGACAGGAGTCGGAGGTTGAAACCCCTGCCTATATTTTAATAAAGCACCTGGCGCGGAAGCATATTGTTCCCACTCACCTTCAGGTACAGAACCTTCTTCATATAACCATCTCAAGTTAGAGGCAAGGTTGGCATTATGAAGCATTATTTGATGAGCTTTATTAATTTCCTGCTGTTTACCTATTAACGGAGCAACGGCACTCATTGGATAAGGAGTACCCGTATATGTGTAAGGGATTGGTATAATTGGGTATTCCTTTTGCGCTAATAGATATTCATATAAAAATGTTTCATCTCCAACACTACACACTACTTTTATTCGGCTTTCATAAAAATCAATTGCTTCAACTATGTTAGCAGCCAAAGATTCGTTTTTTATTAAAATATTATATTCTTTTTTAGTAATAACTTTTTGTTCAATTTTTGCTGCTTTATCTTGAGCCATAGACATCAGTTCTGCTCTTTTTTCTTCAATCGATTGTTTAGCCATTTGTTGAGCACGTTCTAATTCTAATTGCCCTCTTTCAGGAATTATTTCACCAGCTTGTAATGCTTGTTGTATTTGTTGTTGTTTTTCTATTAATTGAACTTCTGTTTCTTTTTGAAATTCTTCTAATTGTATAGAAACAACTCTTCTTATTTCTTCTAATTCTTCTTCTGTAGGAGGTATTCTAACAAATACATTTACATAAGCTACTTTTACTTTTTGATAACACTCATAGAAAGATACAATATCATCATCTTCTCCTTCTATTGTTAATCCCATTGTAATATCTTCAGCTAAAATACTTTGAGAGGTTACAGTATCTCTTTGAGAAAATGAGGTTGTTTCAGATTCACCAGAAGCATTTTTAATCTTAGATTTAAATTGAGGAAATAAATTCATTAGCTGAGTTCTAGCCAAATTTTTTCTAACCATAATAAAATTAGCATCTCTAAATAACAAATCCCTACTCATTGGGTCTACAAAAACATCATAAGGGTCTATTCTTTTAAATACAACTTCTCCCTTTCCTCTATCAGCATCTTTATCAACATCAACAAAAAAGTAACCAATACCTTTTGTTAAACTGTCTAATACAACTTGACCATATAAAGATTTACCATTTGAGTTGTACCAAGAATAATCAGCAATATCTGAATGTACTTGAGCAACATCAGTATCACTTCCCTCTACTCCAACTGCTTTCCATCTAGGGTTATTAGCAGTTACAAAGTATTTCATTGTTTCAACAATAGGAGTTACCCTATTAATTGTAAAAGTAGGCATACCAGATTGATTAAGGGTATCTTCTTCTTCTTTTGTTAATTGTTCATTTAAATAAAAATCATAAGATTTTTGACTTAATGAAGCCCATCTGCTTCGATGAGCATTATTAGCTCTATCCCAAAGTTGTTTATTATTAAGAGCTTTTTCTCTTTGTGTCGCCATTAACCTTTAATCTCCACATGAACTAAATCGTCAAAGCCATTATCTTTTACATCTCCATCGCCATCCCAATCGCCACCCCAGCGAACAGGAACATTAAGTTGTTTAGCTATTCCACGAATCATCCCACCCATATAATGAAAGCCATCTCTATTTTTCCAATCAATTGGATATGGTGCTAAATCAACTGCTTTTCCTTCCATATGTTTGCTATATTTTACTTTAGTTGCTCCTTTTTTAAGTAGCTCTTCTTGTCTTTTAGCAGAACGAACTCCTTCAATAATTGTAACATCCATTATTTTGATAAGTTCATTAAGAACATTAACGAGTCTAGAGTCAACTCCTTTTAATCTTTCTTTGCTACGTTTTCCAAACTTTGGCATTATTTTCCTTTTTTTAAAAAATTAAAAATTTTAGAACCCATCTTTCCTTTGTCTGCTTTTTTATTAGAAAGTGGATTTTTTCCTTCTTTAAAAAATTTTTCATAATACTCATCTATATTCATATTTTCTGGTAAATCAAGTTTTTTAAAACCAGTTTTATCCATAAACTCTTTATCAAAACCTTGTAAAATATTAGATAAAAATCTAGATGTTCCTTTTTGCTTTAAAAAAGACATACTTTTAGATTCTGCAGTTCCAGTATAATAAGATGTATTTCCTTCTGTATCTTTAAAACCATAAATAGAAGGTTGATAATACATTTTATCTTCTTGTTCTAATCTTGAAAATAAAGGGCTTCCAGCGTTTAAAGCTTCACCTTGATATTGATTTGTTTTGCTATCATAAAGTTTACCAAACTTCATAACCATTTTTTTATCTTTGACATTACCTGGGTTTGCCAAAATAACCTCCTTTAATTTGAGTTAAGCTACTATCCAACTTTTAGGTTTACGCTTTGGCACATACCAAGATTTACTATGTTTATCCCTTTCTATATTTGGTGGAAAAGCGTGCAATTGCGCATAATATAGAGTTTCTATAGTATCATCGTGTGCCATTCTCGGTCCGAATGTAATAATTTCATTGATTAAATCAAACATATTATCTCTAACATGAATTGTTCCCATGCTAAATCTACCAGATAAGCCAGAATAAACCCTATTCATCTTATTTGTTCCCCCAGGTTTTTCTGGAATAACAGATATATCAAACTTATTCATTCTTCTTCTTTCATCGTTTAATGCTTGAAATACACTTCTATTCATGGCAACATCCTCTACTGTGCTAGAAATAGCGTGGTATTTTTGATGTAATTCCATTATATAATCAACTACACCTTTTTTACCAGTGGTTTTTCCATCTAATGTTTTTTGTCCTATTGTTGGAACAGAACGATGCCTTTCATATTCTAATACATAGAGATTATTTTCTTTATCAATGGCAATAGCCATAATAACAGAAAAGTCAGATTCTTTAGTATTAATATCAGTAGCAGGGTCGCAGCCAATAAATGTATTAACAGGAACTTGTTCTCCACCAATAACAATGTAGTTTTGACCCATTTCAGCATCGTATTCATAATAACCTTTCCAATATTTTATATGTTGTCTTGTCCATAAAGCATCTTCAAGACTCTGAACTTCCATCATATATTCTTGATAGAACTTTGAAGGTTGCCCAGAATCTTGATAGAACTTCTTCTTTTCTTCTAGTTTCGATTTAGGAAACCATCCTTCCCAAAGTGGAGAACCATTAGGTAAAACAGCCTTATAGGTTACGAGTTTCCAAGCAAACTCTTCATTATTTCCTTTAGCCCGTTCATGATTGATAAGAAGATTGTTAATAAAAGAGTCGTAATGTACAGGAGTACCATTGACACGCAAACGACCAGTATGAGGTTCAATAGCGGGATAAACAACAGCCGTGACAAGATTCGCATTTTTATCTCTTGCTTCTCTTGTAATTGTATTCGCTTCATGTTCAAAGTCATCAAGCACAATGAGGTCGTATCGTTTATGTAGCTTAGCACCTCCTCGTATTCCTGCAACGTTACTTTTAGATATGAGTTTACATCCATTAGATAATTCTACATCCTCCTCTGTCCATTTAGAACCTTTAAGTTTTCCAAAGTAATACAAGAATCTATCATTAAACTCAAGATGATGTTTAATATAATCCATATTACCAACAGAAAGTTTCTGAGTAGCAGATACCCAAGCATAAAAAAGCATATCGTCTTTAGGACAAAAAACAAAGTCTTTAAGAATAGATGCTTTTGTCAATACAGTCTTACCGTGACCACGAGGTAAGATAATAGCTAATTGCTTACATTGTTTATCATCAATGCAGTCTGATACTTCATAGTGAAAAAAAGGTGTTTCACTTCGCATAAAGTCGTCAGGTAAAAAGAGCTTACCAAAAGAGATAAGGTCTTTATACGCTAACATTAACGCTTCTTCAGCTTGATTTACGTTTTGGCTGTTTATATTTGCCATTTAAAAACTCTTCAAATTTCTTTTTATCTTTTTTCATTTCAATGTAATCACTTGTTACTCTTTCAATATTGGCTATTCTCTCTATTAGCTCAATCAAGGCATTTTCAACAGCACCTATCCTTCTTCTAAGGTCGTGTTTTGTTGGGTTCTTTTTTTTCATTTACCTCTCCGTTTACACATTTAAAAAATCTTTTTAAGATTCTTTTATTCACTTTTTCTTTTCCTAGATTTCTAGCAATCATTAAAATTGCTTGATTTCTAATAATTGATTCTTCTTTTTCACTCATTTTCTTGTATATAAAACATACAAAATATTATTCTACAATCTTTGTTTGTTTTTCCCCATGCTTTATTTGGATACTTAGAATGAAACACATTTGATGGATATGTAATTAATCTATCATCAACTCCATTTATAATAAAATCAATATTCCAGTTTGAAAGAATATTAGCATCTTCACTTATTAATCTATCAAACTCTTTGTCTGTTATTTTAGGACAGTATCTTCCATAAATTTTATGTTTCCAAATGGCTGTTCCGTTTAAATTCTTATTATTAGATGATATATAATAAACAGCAGCGTGAGTAGGCTCTTCTCCAAATATTTTTAAATCACAATGTATTCTCCAATCCGTATCAAGCTCTTCAGTAGCCATTCTATAATAGCTAAATATTGGTTTAATTTTATTTCCCTTAGATTCTAAATGATTTACTATAGGATTTTGTACTTTATCAATATGTTGAATGTCACAATAAAAAATTTTATCGCCAACTTCATAGTCTTTAAAAGAAGCTCTTTCTTTACAATAATTTAATGTTTTGGAATGAAATTCTTTTCCAAATACATTATCTTCTATTGTTATCAATTAACACTCCTCATCATTTTGAATACCTTTTCTTGAAAATTTTTTCTTCTTACCACCATCGTATTCATAGGCGTGACCATTTATTTTTAGTAAATCATTTAAGCTAAACGCTTCACCTTCAATAAATATTTCTCCCAGTACTCTTCCGTATTTACCAGTACCATGTGATTTTAATGTAAAATTGCCATTATCTGATATTTCTAACATTTCTTTAGTATAAGCTTTTGCTTCTAATCCTTTTTTCTTTTCTTCTTTATCCCTTGTTCTAGACTCCCAAGTATCTACTCCATAAAATCTTATTCTTCTTTTTATCCATACATCAAATCCTAAATCAATCATAGCATCACAAGTATCCCCGTCTACAACTCGTAACAATTTAGCTGAGTATATAAATTTATCCATTTTCTTTACTTCCACTTTCTATCATTTTTCTTTCAGCACTTTCCAATTGTTCTGGTGAGAATCCTTGAAACATTCCAATTACACCAACTTCTTTTTGTTTCATTGTCATGCCAGTAGTACCAATTATTTTTCCAATTTCCTTTGTGGATTGCAATATGATATTATCATCTTCACTAAAGTCAGCAAGGTTCTTTAATTTTCTAAGAACATATTCATGGTCTAAGCCATTCTCTTTAGCAACATCCATTACACTTCTTTCTATTTCTTTCACAATTCTCTCCTGTTTTAAAAGCACTACAGCTTTCTTTTTTGCATTTTTCTCATTATCCTCATTAAAAGCCTCCATATAAGCTTTAACTGGTCCGTGTCCAGCTACTACGCTAGTTGTAAATAATTTCTCTTTTTTTGTAGGATTTTTTCTAGTTTTTACATTATTCTTTTTTCCTTTATTAAAAATGTTCCTACTATTGTTCTACACCAGCCTTTAGAATGTTTATAATTTTTTCTATCATTAGGATGTGTAATGCCTCCAACCTTTAACAACTGTACAATTCCTCCATCATCAGCTTCTACCCAATCTCCTTCATTTCCATCTTTCCAATACTTAGGTTCTTCAGCAAGACCTTCAAAGTGTTCAACGTATTCTGTTAAATTATCAAACACATAATGTTTTACACCTCGTATGCTTTTATGATTCATATTTATTAATTTTATTTTCTAACTTTTCTAATTGTATTACTAACCCATCTATTAACTCTAATACTTCTTTTTCTGCTCTATACATTTTTCCATCTATCTCTATCTCTCCTAAAATCACATCTACTTTCTCTATAGAAAATTCTTCTAGTATTTTTTCTTGAAGCTCTAATGGGAAGGATTCTAATATTTTTAACGATTCTGCCATAATAATCTTGACACTAACTTACTAATACTATATTTTATATTATATATATTATATATATATATATTATATATATTATTATATATATCCATTTTTCTTTCTTTGGTTCTTTCTTTCTTTTTACAATTCTTACATATACTGCTTAGACCATTTTCACCAGCAATGGGTTTGTCGCAATCTATACAATGTGAGGGCATAGGCATACCTTAAAATAACGCTTTGCCCAGGTGGTTACAAATAGTTTATTACAAAATGTTATAGCCCTATAACTCGACCCCGATACCCCAAAAGTGGATTTTCCAAATAACAAAAGGAGTTAAAAATGGAACAAATCTTAGTATGGTTAGATGGTATTCAACTTATCAATGGCGTTGAATTTGCTTGTAAGAAAGAATGGCTACTCAACGTAGTTGATGAGGGTGATGAAATTGCACTTTACTTTGCAAAGGGCGATGGCTCTAATGGTAAAGGCTTCATCAAGATGCCAATTGACCAAAAGAAAGCACTTCTGAAGGCTTGTGGAGCGTAAGCTTCACCCCTTCGGGGGGAGCAAGAGCATACGAGCATACAATTAACTCAAGGAAATAGATGTTTGGATGGTGAATTAAGTAGCCATCCTTACATTTAGATTCACTACTATTATACTACAAGATTTAAATAAACGTGGGCAACCACATACAATTGTACAATACAAGTAAATAAATACTTATTCTAGCCTTTTCAAGTGTAGCACATTTGGGGAATTGCTCATCCTTCGCCATAAGAACAAGTTTGAGATAGGATAAGTATTACTTGTATAATACAACAACATAAATAGGATAATAAAATGAATATAAAATCAAATAATGACCACACAACATATGATAAAGTTCGCAAAGTTAGTATAAAGAATAGTTATTATAGAAGATGCTACATAAAATGCTTAGATGGATTTACCATGTCAGTACAAGCAAGTGATACTCATTATTGTTTTCCTAAAACAAGAGATGAAGACGCATTATATGATGAAGTAGAAATTGGTTTTCCAACTGAAAGAGAAGAGTTATTAATTCCATATATGGATGGATATGAAGAAGATGGTACAGACCCTACAAAGACAGCATATGGCTGGGTTCCAGCATTAGTTGTTTATAAAATTATAATGAAACATGGAGGAATAATTGGAGGAGAGCTGCCATATTTAAATATATCATCAGAAGATAAAATAAAATTATTAAAGGGGAAATAAATATGAATCTATTTGAAAAAATATTAATAGTATCAATAATGTCATTCTTTACAACTGCTTTAATTATTGGAAGCGCATTATTAATATTCATACTTTTAACATAGCAATAACA